TGGGCGAGCGGGACGCCTACGAGCGGAAGTGGATCGGCAAGAAGGAAACGGGCATCGAAAATTTCCGCACGCAGTATCTCGCGGGCGTGCTGTGCGATGAAGGCGGCAAGCTCTTGTTTACCCGCGACCAGATCGACGCTCTCGCCCAGAAGAGCGGCGCGGTCATGGGGCGGCTGTTTGACGAAGCGATGAAACACAATCGGATGACCGAGGAGGATGTGCAGGAGTTGGGAAAAGGCTGAACGCAAGCCCGACGCGGCGGTACATGTTTGCCGTCGCGCGGGACTTGCGGATGACGGTTCGTGAGTTGGGCACGCGGATGGATTCCGCCGAGTTCAGCGAATGGATCGCCTACAACCGCTACTACTCCGCATTGCCGGATTCGTGGCGGGAGACGGCGTTAATCGTCACGGCCCTCCTGGCTCCGCACATCGGGAAAAACCAGAAACGTCCTAAGCCCGAAGACTTCGTGCCGGTGGAGAAGCCTCCGCATCACGAGTCGCAGGACTTGTCGGCGTTGCTGGAGTTGCGACGGCAGTTTGGTCTAGGCGACCCCGAAGATGGCTAATGTCCTCTCACTGGCGTTGCGGGTCACGGCGGATGCCAGCGGGCTCAAGCTCGATCCGGTGCAGCGTGCGCTTGTCGGTCTGGGCGACCAGGCCGAGAAGTTGACGAAGCAGTTTGAGCAGTTCTCCAGCGGGAGCGAAGCGGCTGCGAAGGCGCAGGCCAACTTCGACAAGCAGGCTCAAGACCTCATCAACACGCTCCGCGATGGCGGCAGTGCGACGGAGTTTGCAGCCGGGTTTGAGCGGCTGACCGAGGCGGTCAACAAGGAAGCCGCCGCGCTTGAGCGGGCGGCCCGCATTACCGAGGCGAACCTGTCGCCGCTGGAGCGATTCGACCGCGCCCAGGCGGAACTCAATGAGCAGGTGCAGGCTGGCCGCATTTCGTTGGAGACGTACAACCGGGCGACGGAGAGTGCTGCCAAGGGGCTGACCGCTGCCGAGCGTGCGGCTCGCGGGCTGGCGGTACAGCAGAAAGAGATCGACAACGCCGCCGAAAACACGACGCTCAAGTTCAACGAGTTGTCGGGCGTATTCTCTGTGCTTCCCGGCCCACTTGGCAACATCGCGGGGCGAATCTCGGGCATCTCGTCTGCGAGCGAGGGGCTGTCGCGGGTGTTCGCTGGCGGGTTGCAGACCGGGCTCACGAGCATCGCGTCATCGGTCACGGCCCTCATCAACCCGTTCACGCTAGCACTGGCGGGCATTACGGCGTTCGCAGCCGGTGCGGCGGCGGTCGTTCAAGGTCTGGTCAACCTGGATGACCGCGTCGAAAAACTCGGCAACACCGCCGACAAACTGGGCGTCTCGTTTGAGTTCATCCAGACGCTCGAGGAGGCGGCTCGCCGCAGCGGCACGAGCATCGACGCAGTGAGTGCCGCGTTCGGTCGGCTGCAGAAGAACGTGCTCGGCGTGGACGAGGAGAGCAAGGCGGCGCAGAAGGCACTCTCCGAGATCGGCGTCACGGCGGAAGAACTCGCCGCGATGTCGCCCGAGCAGCAGTACCAGCGGATCGGCCGGGCGTTGGCCGACATCGAAGACCCGGCCCGTCGCACGGCTACAGCAACGGCATTGTTCGGCAAGGCCGGTGCCGACCTCGTTCCGTTCTTCAATAACATCGGGCCGGCGGCGGATGACATTGAACGGTACGGCCGCGCGTTGTCTGCGTTTGACCGGACGCGAATTGACGAGTTTGGAAGCAGCCTTGACGCTCTTGGCGTGGCAACGCAGGGGCTTGGGCAGTCTCTCCTTCTCCCCTTCACTGGACTTGGCGACGGCATCGCTCGCGGGCTGGCGGAAGTCACTGCCGGAATCACGGCAATCGTGGACCCGATTGGTCGCATCCTTGAGCCTATCCTGACGAACATTGGTCGCCTGGTCGAAGTTGTCGGCATCGGGCTTGGAACACTCGGCAGGAATGTCGGCGCTGTTTTCGAGCCGTTTGCGACCATCGTGCAGGCTGTTTCGCAAGCACTCGCTCCGCTCAGCGAGAGCGTCATCAGTATCGCCACCTACCTTGGAAATGCTTCGACCGCTGCGACTGAATGGCTGGTTTCTTTCAGCCCGATTGGCGTCATCGCAGAAAACGTCGGCGCCCTTGGCGAGACCATCAGCCGTGTCGTGACGATCATCACAACCGCGTTTCAGCGTGTCGGCGAGTTCATTGGCGGACTTGTTTCTCGGTTCGGGGAACTGGTCGCTCAGTCTCCGTTGCTTCAAACGCTGGGAAAGATTGTCAGTTCGGTGTTCGGCTCGGTCGCGTCAGTGTTCTCGACGATTGCGAACGCCATCGGCGGCGTAGTCGGCAGGCTGCTCACCATTGCGGAAAACTTCCTGGGCATTGACCGCTCCGCACAGCAGGCTGCGGAAGCCACGCAAAACCTTGGCGGCAGCGTTGAGCAACTAACAGAGGAGGAGCAGAAGGCTGCTGCGGAGCGAGAGAAGTTCCTGCAAACCTTTACGAACGACGTATCCAAGGCAATCGACGAATCCGCGAAGTTTGGGCAGGCCGGGTTCGACGCCGCCCTGCAATACCAGAATGCAATTGCCGACCTGCAAGAGCAACTTGATCGCGGGATGATTAACGAAACGATGTTTGCCCGTGAGGCAGAAAAAGCCAAGCAAGCGTACGGCGCACAAATCGACATTGCCAAGAAGGCCGCTGCCGAGATTGAAGCCAACACCAAGCGTGTCGATGGGCTGCTTGCGAAGGCAAACGAAATCCCACAGGTTGAACAAGAGATCAACGCCGTCGAGTCAGAGATCACTCGCGTCGAGGCCGCACTGGCCACTGCGCGTGAAAGCGGCGCGACGGCACAGGCCGATGCCCTTGCCGCTCGGCTCGCCCAGCTCGATCAACTCCAGGCTGGGCTACAGGACAAGGCAGACCAGGCGGCCCAGGGTTTTGAGCAGGGGTTTGATTCGGCTTTTGCCAGTGTAGATCGCGGCATCGGGTCGCTGATCGACAAGGCCAGCGAGTTCGGCCAGGCGGGATTCGATGCTGCTCTTGAACTGCAGAACGGCATCGACAAAGCACAGCAACAGGCACGCGATGGCATCTTGAACAAGGAAGCGTTCGACAAAGAGGTCGAGAGGCAAAAGAAGCTATACGAACAAAGGCTTGACCAGATCAAGGAGATTGAGAAGGTCAACGAGCAAATCGCTGGTAAGGAATCGGAATTACTGGACAAGCAATTCGAAATCGAACTCGCCCGCGTCGAAGAACTCGCCAACGTCCGCACCGGCTCCGTCGAAATCAACGACCTCCGCAGCGGTGGCATCTCGGCGTTTTTCGACACCTTGCAGGAAGACCCCGCCATCGCGGAGGCCAAGAAACAAACGAAAGAACTGGAGAAGATGCGGAAAGAAATCGAGAAGCTCCAGGCCGAGAAGGTTGACATCCTCGCGGGGACTGGATGATGAGCGTACGGCAATGGCGTGAACTACCACGAACCGTCACGCACCTGATCGGTGCGTCGCCAGAGTTTGAGCGTCGATTCGTCGCCACGCTCGACGATCCCGATACGAACGCTGGGACTGTCGTGCAGACAATCGGCTGCACGCACGGTTCGCCGCATCCTGAAATCGCATGGGCCGAGTGCTACGAAGTCACGGTCAACGAAGCCTATGAGGACAACCGCTACTGGCACGAGGTAGTAGCCAAGTACAAGATCCCCGAGGCTGACGAGGAGGACATCGACCTCCTGCCGTGGCTGCGTCCCGACGTGTGGAAGTTCCAGACGCAAGGCGTCGCCGTGCCTGCGTTGACCTACTACGACGGCTCGACGCAGAAGCCGCTCACGAACTCGGCTGGCGACTTTTTCGAGGGGCTGACCGTTGACGAAGCCCAGCAGAAAATCACGATCACGAGCAACCGCCAGCAGTTTCCGTCGGCGCTCGCAGCGGCGGTGACGAATTGCGTCAACGACGGTTCGTATCTCGGCTTCGCCACTGACTGCATCAAGGTGCAGGGCATCAGCGGTGAGCAGGCGGTAGAGCAGGTCAACGGCCAGGAGGTCCGATTCTGGAAGATCACGAGCGAACTGCTCGGCCGCCAGACGGGATGGAACCTTCTCCTGCCTGACGTGGGCTTCAACTACATCGACGGCGGCGTCAAGAAACGTGCCGACGTCAAGGGGCCGGACGGAGAAATGGTCGCGTCGGCGAACCCGATCGCCCTGAACGGTAGCGGCGGAAAACAGGCTGGCGCCTCGCTGCCTGCCATCCTGACTCGCCGCATCTACACCCGCATCTCTATGTCAAACTTCTTCGGCACGCCGCCGAACTAGGAGGAACCATGGCCGACATTTCTTATAGCGTGAATCTGAACGTCAACGCCGGTGCGTTGCAGCAGAACATCAACGCGTCGAACATCACGAGCGACTTCTCCACGACGGGGCTGCTGGCTTTGACGCTCAACCTGGGCACGGCGACGCAGACGATTACCACGGCGTCGGCATCAAACCTTGGGCTGTGTTTCGCTAGGTCGCTGGCAACCAGCGGCACGCATACGATTTCGCTGGGGCGAATCAGCGGCACGACGCTGTTTGATGCCGTGCGGCTGAAGGCTGGCGAGGCCGGTATCTTCCGGCTCGCACCGGGGAACTACGCTGCCAAGGCTGATGCGCCTGGGTCGCGGCTGCTCCTGCAAATCTTGGAGGAGTGATGTCCGACGCTCGCGTTGACTTCACTCGCGGTGCTGCGGAGCGGATCGCTCGGGCTGTTCGTATCGTCGAGACGGGCGAGCGGGACGGGGCGCCGCTGACGTTCAAGCGGCCAGTGGAGTCTGGCGGCGGCAAGCCGCTGCGCATCGGCAAGACCACCGCAACGTGGGCAAAAAACACCCTTGCCACGATCACGCTCTACGAATCCGGCACACCTCCGAACGAGACAACCGGCAGCCCGACGCAGACGCTCGAAGGCTGCGTGAACAAGTGGGGCGACGTCCAGGCGAACAAGTGGGTCGGGCTCCAGCGAGGGGCGACAGGCCCGTACTACCTCGTGGTCGCGGAGTGCTAGATGGACCTCCTCGCCTTGATCGCCGCCGAGCCGACGCTGCTGCCGCTCTGGGCGGTGTTGGCGTTCGCGGCCGGGATGTACCCGGTGGGGATGCTGTTTTCGTGTACGCCGTGCTGCGGGTGCAGCCTATGCACGGAAGGCACGCTGCCGGACACGTTGACGGTGACGCTTTCGGGGCTGCCGGAAACGTCACCAGGACCTGACCTAATTTCGGTGTCCTTTTCGTCGTGCTTCGGCAGCGGAGCGTCGGGGAGGGGAACGGCCCCCGGTCAGTCTGTCGTTGGCGGCGACCCGGCGGATG